ATCTGGTGTTACTGCAACCGTTACTGGTGTTTCTGATGTTTGGAATGACCGCTTCCTTAAAAAATATGCTACTGCTTTAATTAAACTTCAATGGGGAAACAACTTGTCTAAATTCTCTGGCATACAAATGCCAGGCGGAGTAACACTAGACGGTGTTCGTATTGCACAAGAAGCTCGTGAAGAAATTAAAGAAGTAGAAGAAGATTTATTCCAGTTCAACAGCTTGCCAAGTGAGATTATTACAGGTTAAAATGAATGGCAACCAATGTCTACTTTAATAATTATCCAGCAAGCCAGATAACTTCTGAGCAATTGCTCGTGGAGGATTTGGTCATTGAAGCCATGCAAATTTATGGCATGGATGTTTATTATCTTCCAAGAGCCACCCGTGACCAAGTAGACTATCTATTTGGTGAAGATACACTCAAGCAATATGTTAACGCATACCCAATTGAAATGTATTTGGAAAATGTTATGGGTATGGAAGGCGAACAGGACTTTATCTCTAAGTTTGGTTTAGAAATTCGAGATGAAGTAAGAATGTTGGTTTCTCGCCGTAGATTTGCCGCTACAATCAATCAAATTAGACCAAATGAAGGCGATTTGGTTTATATTCCATTAGTTAAAAACTTTTTTGAAATTACATTTGTTGAACATGAAAATGACCAGGCGATGTTCTATACATTAGGTCGTGGTCGTGGCGGTAATGTTTATGTTTATGGTTTGAAGATGAAACAATATGTATTTTCTAATGAGATTGTGCAAGTTGGTGTTTCTGAAATTGATAATCAAATTCGTAATTACTATTCAAAAACAAACATTACACTAGATGCTGGTGGTTCAGGTACTTTTGCCAATGATGAAATTGTTTACATTGGTTCTAATGTATCAACTGCAACTGCTCAAGCTCTTGTTTACGATTTTATACCAAATTCTTCCATACAAGTTTACAGAACAATTGGAACATTTACACCTGGTTCTACATTAAAAGGCAACACCAGTAGCGCACAATGGACAATTGGTACTGCATCTGATTTTACACTTATGGATACTGCGTTTGAAGATATACAAGATAACAACAGAATTAAAACTGAAGCCAATTCTATTATTGACTTTACTGAAACCAACCCATTTGGTGAACCATAATGCTAGGTAAATCTCAATATTATAATAGGTCAATTCGTAAAATAGTGGTTGCTTTTGGCACACTATTTAAAGACATTCAACTTCAAAGATACACTAAAGATGGTCTTACAGAAAAAGAAATCTTTACTGTACCTTTATCATATGCTTCAAAAGAAAGATACCTTACACAGATAACTTCTGACCCCGATTTACTTAAATCAATTAATGTAATGGTACCTCGTATTGCATTTGAACTTACAGGTATGGCATACGATAGTAGTCGTAAGCAACAATCACTCTTACAAAATTTTGCTCAAAATGCTACTAATGGTTTAAACACACAGTATTCTCCTGTACCATATGATTTTAATTTTACAATGTCTATCTTTGTGCGAAACACGGAAGATGGCACACAAATTGTAGAGCAAATTTTACCATTCTTTAAACCAGATTTTACTGTTACTGTTGACATGATACCTGGCATGAGTCAAAAGTATGATATGCCTGTTATACTAAATTCAGTAAACATGACAACAGATTATGAAGGTGCTCTAAATGATGGCACAACTCGCCTAATTATTTGGGACTTAGAGTTTACCGTTAAGAGTTATTTGTGGCCTGCCGTCAAAGAAGATGTAAAAGGTCTTATTGGTGCTGCATATGCAAACACGGCTGCACCAGGTAATGTATCATATGGATTTGCACAAACAAATATCTACATCGACCAACAAAATCGAGATGCTCAAAAGGTCTATGTTGATTATGCCAATGGTAATAATTACTTTGTTACCGCAGAAACAATTCGTGTTGACCGACCAGATACAAATGAAATTACAGGCAAAGTAGTTTATTTTAGTAACACATCCACGGGTGTATTGATTGTAGGTGAGCTAAATACCTTGCTACAAGCAAATGATGTGGTTGTAGGAGATTACTCAGGTGCTGAATATACAGTCACCTCAGTAGATATTTCACCACTTAAAGCAGTATCAATTGTAACCAGAGCTGTCCCGGCCAATACAGCTCCTGATGATAACTTTGGTTTCTCTGATACAATTACCGAATGGCCAAATACCTTGTTATGAAAAAATTAAATGAAAAACTATCTGAAGCATTAGAAATCGAACCAATTGAGTTAGTTCCTTCAAATCAAATTGTTGAAGTAAAAGACCCAATTGAAGATGATGCTGAGTTTGCAAGACAGAATCTTCGTGACCTAATTGAAAAAGGTAACGAAGCGGCAGACCATATTATTGCGGTCGCCAAGCAATCTGACCACCCAAGAGCGTTTGAAGTTGTGGCTGGCATGTTAAAAAACTTGGCAGATATGAATAAAGATTTACTAGAGGTTCAGAAACGCAAGCAAGACCTGCAACCAAAACAGATTGAACCAAAAGGAACAATCAATGTCGATAAAGCAGTTTTTGTTGGTTCTACTGCCGAATTAATTAAACAATTACGGGAAAATAAATAAAATACTATGGAAACATTACAAGACATAATGAAAAAAGTCCTTGCGGATACATTTGCTTTGTATCTGAAGGCTCACAATTACCATTGGAATGTGGAAGGTTCAAACTTTCCACAATACCATGAATTTTTTGGCAATCTTTATGAAGAACTGCATGGTGCAGTTGACCCAATCGCAGAAGAAATTCGCTCACTAGACGCCTATGCGCCAGGTTCTTTTACTCGCTTCATGGAAATCACAGAGATTGAAGATGAAGTAACTGTGCCAGCTGGTGTTGAAATGGCTCGCCGTTTAATGACCGATAACGAAAGAGTTTTGGCAACATTAAACATGGCATTTAAACTTGCAGACACAATGGACAAACAAGGTCTTGCTGACTTCTTAGCAGGTCGAATTGATGTTCACAACAAACACGGATGGATGCTTCGTAGCATTACAAAATGAATGATGGATATTTAGGGAATCAAAACCTAAAAAAAGTTGGCGTTGAATTATCTTTTACTGAAGAACAGTTAACAGAAATAGTCAAATGCACCGATGACCCGGTGTATTTCATTCGAAAATATGTAAAGATTGTCAATGTGGACTTAGGTTTAGTCCCATTCGACATGTGGTCTTTCCAAGAGGAAATGGTTCGTGATTTTCATTCGAATCGTTTTTCTATCTGTAAAATGCCTCGACAGGTTGGTAAAACTACCACAACTGTTGGTTACATGTTGTGGTCAGTCCTTTTTCAACCAGATTACACAGTAGGTATTCTTGCAAACAAAGGCTCACTTGCTCGTGAGATTCTTGGTCGTATTCAGAAGGCTTATGAATATCTTCCAATCTGGTTGCAACAAGGTATTTTAGTTTGGAATAAAGGTAATATTGAACTCGAAAACGGCTCTAAGATTTATGCGTATGCAACATCCGCAGCCGGTGTTCGTGGTGGTACCTACAATTTAATTTTCTTAGACGAATTTGCTTTCGTGCCTCATAATATGGCACAAGAGTTTTTTACCTCAACATATCCTGTGATATCTTCTGGTAAAACATCTAAAGTTATTATTGTTTCTACACCAAATGGTCTAAATCAGTTCTACAAGATGTGGACAGATGCCACAGAAAAACGCAGCCTCTATAAACCAATTGAAGTTCATTGGTCTATGGTACCAGGCCGTGATGAGAAGTGGAAAGAAGAAACAATACGAAACACTTCAGAAGAACAGTTTCGACAAGAGTTTGAAACAGAATTTATTGGTTCTTCTGCAACACTTATTTCTGGTTCTAAGTTGCGCTCATTGGCATTCCATGACCCTGTGGCACAAGAAGATGATTGCCATTTAGATATCTACGAATATCCAAAAGAAGGCAGATTGTATATTGCCACGGTGGACTGCTCAGAGGGAGTAGGTTTAGATTATCACACCATCAATATGATTGATGTTACTCAGACCCCTTATAGGCAGGTCGCTAAATATAGAAATAACAAGTTGCCATTATTGTTCTTTCCAACAGTTGTGTATAGCATCTGTAAAAGATACAATGAGGCATTTGCATTGATTGAAACAAACAATGTTGGCCAACAAGTGGTTGACATTCTACACTATGATTTGGAGTATGAAAATGTTTATAAAATTGACCATCATCACATCAAAGGCCAAACTATTTCAGGTGGTTTTAAACGGCAATCAAACTTTGGTATCAAAACCACAAAGACAGTTAAGAAAATTGGTTGTGCTAACTTAAAGACGCTAGTAGAATCAGACAAACTAATCGTTAATGACTTTGACACAATTGCTGAAATGAACACCTTTGTTCGTGTTCGTGACAGCTATGCCGCTGAAGAAGGTAATAATGACGATTTGGTAATGGGTCTTGTATTGTTTGGATGGCTAACAGCACAATCCTACTTTAAAGATTCTACAAACATTGACATACGAAAAGTATTGTTACAAGAAAACAACATGTATGCCGAAGAAGATTTGGCACCTGTTGGTATCATTGATGACGGCCGGAAAGAAGAAATTACAGTAGATTCTGGCGATGTGTGGACAGAAAAAGGGTACCTGTCCTCAACTTTGTAAAAAACTAAATAGACAATAAAAAGAAATTGACCCGATAACAAAAGGAGAAATCCATGGCATTTCAACTATCCGCTGGGGTAAATGTATCAGAAATTGACCTGACTACAATTGTCCCATCAGTCGCCACATCAATTGGCGCCTTTGCCGGTCCGTTTGCTTGGGGTCCAGCTGGTGAAATCATCACTATATCCGATGAGATTCGTCTTGCCGATACATTTGGCAATCCGGATTCTACAAATTATGAATACTGGTTCTCAGCCGCAAACTTTTTGGCATATTCCAATAACCTGAAAATTGTTCGTGCAGTCAATACTGCCGCACAAACTCGCAACGCTTTGGCAAATACAGCTGCCACCCTTTTGATTCAGAACGATGATAGTTGGTTTAATAACTATCAAAACGGTT